CAAGATTTACAAGCTGTTCATGGTTTAAATGCTGAAACTGAATTAGCGAATATTCTTTCTACTGAAATCTTAGCTGAAATCAATCGTGAAATGATTCGTACAATCAACATGCATGCGAAATTAGGTGGTACTGCAGCAACTGGTGCTTTCGATTTAGCTGCTGATGCAGATGGTCGTTGGTCAGTTGAAAAATGGAAAGGTATGATTTTCCAAATCGAACGTGATTCAAATGAAATTGCCAAAAGAACTCGTCGCGGTAAAGGTAATGTGATGATTTGTTCTTCTGATGTAGCTTCTGCTATGGTTGCAACTGGTCTATTATCAAATACGCCAAACTTGAACGTTAATTTAGTTGTAGATGATACCGGTAACTTGTTTGCTGGTATGTTAAACAACCGTACTAAAGTGTTCATTGATCCTTATGCTACAGTTAACTACGTTACTGTTGGTTATAAAGGCGTTAGTCAATATGATGCTGGTATTTTCTATTGCCCATACGTGCCTCTACAAATGCACCGTGCGGTTGGTGAAAATTCTTTCCAACCTAAAATCGCTTTCAAAACTCGTTACGGTATGACCGCTAACCCGTTCGTAGCCCTTGATGGCCTCGGAACTGTGCGGAACAATGATTATTACAGAATCTTTGAAGTACAAAACATCTTGAGCTAAACACTCAGATTGATTAAAAAGCACTCTTCGGGGTGCTTTTTTTTGCTTATAAATAATACATAAAACATTTATAGGTTCAATTATGTCTTGTTTAATAAAAATAGCAACGAGTGATACTGCGTCAATTGCAATTGCCAACGGTGTTGATTTCGCATCGCTTTCAATTCAGTTACCTTCAATGGATGCCGCTGCTGTTATTCTACCACATGCGGGGCGAAGCGTAAAGGTTCCAGGAAACACATTAGAAGTTACAACTCTCGGTGTAACATTCGCGTTATCCGCTGACTTAAGCAATTATATATATTTTGTTAATTGGATTAAAAATACTTTGAATGATGCAAGTGATGTAAAAAATCTTGAAATATTATTATATGATGCAGATGAAAATGTGGTTAGAACAGTCACCGTGACAGATTCATTTCCAATATCAGTATCTGGTTTATCATATGGTAACACAGACACAAACGATGTGGTATTTTCAATAGAATTTGAAACAAATAATGTTGTTATTGTTTAATGGATAAAATTATATTATGTTAGATTTAAATAAAATTATGGAAATGTGGGAAGAGGATTCCAAAATAGATAAGTACAACCTAGATGTGACAGCTCGTGATGATGCTGTGTTGCATTCAAAATATCTAAATCTTTATAATCAAGCAAGAATGAATTTAAAATATCAAGAACAAAAAATGGCCATAATGCTAAAAGAAAAATGGTTGTATTATAACGGAAAATTTGATAAAGCAGCATTAGATAAAAGGCATTGGAAATATGATCCATTTGATGGAATGACTACTCCATTGAAAAGCGATATGCATTATTATTTTAATTCAGACCCTGATATGCAAGAACTTGAATTAAAAATTGAAGGTTTAAAAGTAATACGTGATTCATTGAAAGATATAATGGACAGCGTTAAATGGCGAAGTACTACCATTAAGAACATTATTACTTGGCAAATCTTCACGAACGGAGGTTAGATTATGAGAAAATATATTGAGTCACATGATACAAACGGTCCAGGATTACCTGATTTTAAAGAAGATATAAATATTGATAAAGCAGTTGTTTATATGCATCATAGTTACATGTTGTGTAGTCATAATCAGGCATGTCATGTTTGTTTAAATGCCCATGCTGTTTATGTTATGCCTACTGGAATATTTGAACCATGTTGGGAATGTCAAAAAAAAGGTTATAAATTAATAAAAGAAGATCCACAAAGCAGTATTGCTAGGATTACCAAATGGATAAAAAAGAACGTATAGATAATATTGAAAAACATTATACAGATGAATTTCTGTATAGGTATAATTTACACGTTATTTCACAATCCGAAATTGAAGATGAATCTGAAGAAGATAATGACGATCGGGATTATTATGGCCGAATATATTGAAAAAATAAAGATTACCAAGAAAAATGAATCGTTCGTTTATATCGATGCTGACTCTGGTATTTTGATGGAAATATCAGAACATTTTTGCTTCTTCGCTCCAGGATATAAGTGGATGCCCGCATTTAAAAATAAAATATGGGATGGAAAAATCCGCCTATTTAATTCGCACGATCAAACACTTCCTCAAGGTCTAGTCTATCTTTTACCAGAATTCGTAAAAGTTCGTGGATACACATTAGAACTTGGAAATAATCCAAACTATGGTTACGTTGGAGAAAAAGAAGTATTCGGTAATATTAATGATTTCATTGATTCTATTCCATTAACTGATAATAATGGCAATGACATATATCCATACGATTATCAAATAAGTGCTGTTGCAACTGCATTAGAAGACAGAAGCCGTTTATTATTATCCCCAACTGCATCAGGAAAATCATTAATAATTTATTTGATATTACGATATTATTTAAGAAATTACCATAAGAAAGTTTTAATAGTAGTTCCTACAACTTCACTTGTTGAACAAATGACACAAGATTTTATTGATTATTCCAGTAAAGATTCAAACTTTAGTGGAGATGATATTCACAAAATATATTCAGGTAAAGAAAAATATAATATTGAACCTGACGTTGTAATTACGACATGGCAATCAATATATAAAATGGGACAAAAATGGTTTCAAATGTTCGGTGCTGTTATTGGTGATGAGGCTCATACGTTTAAAGCAAAATCATTAAATACAATTATGGCTAGTTTAACTGAAGCGAAATTTAGAATAGGAACAACTGGTACTTTGGATGGAGAACATTGCAACACACTAACTTTGGAAGGGCATTTTGGTAGAGTTCATAGAGTTATAACAACAAAGGAATTAATGGAAAAGGGTACAATTTCTAAATTAAAAATCAATGCAATTTTACTTAGTCATAAGCATGAAGATCGTGTTGCTTGTAAGAATATGACTTACCCAGAGGAAATTGATTTTCTTGTTGGCCACAAAAAACGAAACACATTTATTACTAATCTTGCATGTTCATTAAAAGGAAATACTATTGTATTATACAAACTTGTCAAGAAGCATGGAGAACCATTATTTAGACAAATACAAGAAGAAGTTGAAGCGAATCACCCTAATAAGAAAGTTTACTTTGTTAGCGGTGGAACAAAGGTTGATCAGCGTGAGGACATAAGGCGTCTTGCAGAAGTCGAATCTGGATGCATCATTGTGGCTTCTCTGGGAACGTTCAGTACAGGTATTAATATCAAGAACCTTCATAATGTAATATTCGCCTCACCTAATAAATCAGTAATTAAAGTACTACAATCAATCGGACGGGTTTTGCGGATAGCAGATGATGGTTCTGAAGCCACATTGTATGATATTATAGATGATCTTAGTGTTCCTAATCGCAAAAAACAAAACTTTGCTTTGCAGCATGGATCGGTTAGAATGAACATTTATATAAAAGAAGAATTTGATTATAAAGTGTGGAAAATTAAGTTATAAAAACGCATATATAATATGTAAATTGAAATAGGAAATATTATGGATTTTGTAGATTATAAAGTACATCATGTGGTGTTATCAAATGGAACTAATATAATTGGATTTCTTGTACCTAAGAAAGGTGTTATATTATATCCTTTGATATTAGAAAGACGTTTGCCTTCAAACCAAGATCAAACTACATATAAGTCAATGCTTTATAAATTGAATTTAATGTCAGATGATATCGCGGTTAATTACAATAGTGATCATGTTTCAACATCATATGTTATTGATGGTTCATCTTTGGAAGATTATTTCAAATTAGTAATTACACATGAATTTGATAAATTCACAACAAGTGAAGATGTGAATAATATGGATAAGACATTACTCTATGATATCCATAAAGAAATATGTAATAACATCGCAAATTCAATTAAAATGTATAATGATGATGCAGATCCTAAAAAAAGTTATTCAGGTAATACAGTACAATAATTTGGAACTTTTAATTACTAAATATTATCATTTAATATGTGTGTATAAATACTACATGCATATTAACAATATCCCTTCTTTAATACCTTTCTTAGTTAATCCTAATACTCTTTCTATACTATACTTCTATTGGCGTTTTGATATTTTTATTATATCACATAAATCGGGAAATAGTATCGTTAACTTTAGTAACAAACAATAAACTTTTATCTTTCGTCATGATTAAACATGTACTAATAATGTTATAATTGTTATATAATAGTATTAATATATTAACTCGGATTAAATTTAAAATGAGTAGTAAAGCCAAAAAATTGATATATTATGTTGATAACAAGGAATTCTCTATAAAAGTATGGGACTATGTAGAATCAAGAAAAGAAAATCCAGAAAATATTGTTGTTACTGATTACGTTGCTGAATCTTTTTATAAAATTGCAACTGGATTATCGCATAAACCATCATTCATAAGATATCCTTTTCGAGAAGATATGGTAATGGATGCTGTTGAGAATTGCTTAAAAGCTGTTCCAAATTATGATCCACAAGTTGAAACAAGAACCGGTGTTCCAAATGCCTTTTCATATTTTACGACTGTATGTTACAACGCATTTCTACGTCGTATCAAAAAAGAAAAAACACATATGTACAATTATTATAAAATTGTAGCTTCATCAAATATTGATACTTTGATTAATTCAGAAGATGATACCCATGATGGTGAAATGGCTGAATATGTCGATGGCTTGAAAAAAGATGTTGATTTATTTATAGGTGATTATGAAAGAACTGAAAATGCACGTAAAGCAAAACAAGCAATAAAAGATGCACCAAAAAATAGAAAAGGTTTTGAACTTCTTTAATATAGGTAATGATTATGACTGATTTGATAATAGTGGCAGGTTATGGTCCAGTTGGAAAGGCAATTGCATCAGCACTTATAACTAAATATAGTGTAGTTTCTGTAGATCCGGCATTTCCAGATAATTGTTATAAAGATATTGGCAGTGCTTTGTATGATTTAACTGAACTGCAATACGCACATGTTATAGGAATTGTATGTTGTGTTTCAAATCCTATGAACGACGATGGAAGTTGTAATACAAAAAATGTTGAAGAAATTTTAAAAGCAGCACGACAATATGAATTGCCTGTATTATTAAAATCTACAACTGATATTGATTTTGTTATGAAAAATTCTGACATTGTTACATTTTCTCCTGAATTTTTAAGTTCAGAAACAGTTCCTGACACAACAAAACAATATGCTCATCATAAGTTTGAAATATTTGGTGGTGACAACAAATGTGATTTAGATTTCTGGATTAATATATTTAATAAATGTACTGATAGAGAAATTATAGTCGATACTAATTTATTTGATTCTTTATTTTTAAAATATACTGAAAACGCATTTCTAGCTATGAAAGTTACTTTTTTTAATGAAATGAAAATACTATATGAACAAATGCCAAATAAAAGTCCTGATTGTTCGTTTGAAGAAATGATCGCAACATTGCAATATGATGTACGAATGGGTAAATCTCACATGCAAGTTCCAGGACCAAATGGTGAATATGGTTATGGCGGTCATTGTCTTCCAAAAGATACAAATGCAATGATTGTGACTGCAAGAAGAAACGGTAAAAATGCAAAACTTCTTGAATTTATGATTGAATATAACAAAGAAATTCGTGGAGAAAATAAATGATTACACTACTAAGATATATAGGCTCAGGTTTTGAACTGCTTTAATAGGTAATTATTATGAATGATTTGATAATAGTAGCAGGTTTTGGTCCA